ACAGTAACGCAGAACCCATCAAATGGTGGAAAAGCGTGTCCTTCACCACTCTCAGAAACCAGACAATGTACTCCTCCAGTTGACTGTCAAGGAAGTTGGAGCGAGTGGGGTCAGTGTATCAATGGGGTACAGAGTCAGACATTCAACATATTTACAAATCCATCAAATGGTGGAAAAGCGTGTCCAGACCCATTGACCCAGACAAGACCATGTACTCCTCCAGTTGACTGTGTAGGCTCTTGGGTCACAACGAGCCAGTGTAATCCTCTCACTGGAAACAGTATACAGACGTACACGGTGACAGTCGCATCAAAGAATGGTGGAAAGGTGTGTGAAGCAGCGAATGGAGCAACCAAGAATATTCCATGTAACGTTGATTGTGTGGCAACTACTGGTACATGGTCATCATGCGACCCAGCAACTGGAAAACAAACTCGAACAGTCACGGTGACAGGGAAAAAATGGGGAAATGGACTTCCGTGTCCTCCGACAGAGCAGGCGTGTACTGTTCCATGCAACGGGACATGGAATGAACAGGCGTGTAATCCAGTAACTCGGAAACAGTATCAAGTGTACAACACGAGAAATACACCGTGTGACATTAAACAAGGCACTGAACGGTTTGTTGATTGTGACATTACAATGTCGAAGGAGTGGTACCTTGCAAATATACCACTGAAATGTAGTAGTATACCATATTCATTCCTCACGACACTTTCGGTTGACCGACTCAAGGCAATTTACTATTCCACAGATTGTTCATTGACTGCACAGGAACTCACTGCACTCAAGGGGATGATGACGAACGGTGTATGTGCAATTGCAGGGGTCAAGGATGCAGTGACCAAACAGAGTGATATTTTAAATCTGTACAGTACTTCATGTTCTCTGGATTCACTCCCAACTGATGCAAAGAATATTGTTATAAATCTCGCCGTCGCAAAATGTACAAATTACCCAGCTGACTTTATCAAGTCACTCTCATATTCACGTCTCATGGCCATTGCACAACTTGCTACGTGTCCAAATCCATCGTGGTTCACACGGGATGAATTCAAATGGTTCACTGATAGGTCGACGTATCCCACTGGATTTTTCGATACTGTTGGATACACGAATGAGCAAATATTCGAGGCATATACAAGCAACTGGAAGGTGCGTGATTTTACAAAATGGTCAGAGGCTGAGTTTTCATTCTGGAAGAACTGGATAAAGAGTTCGTGCGGACCAGACAAAGAACCACCTCTACTTGTTGATACATATTCAAGGACGAAAGTGTATAAATACGCAACTGGACAAGTGCAGTGTGGATATAGGTCAACGAATATGATTGATGACCAGGCATTTGGTGAATATGACAACTATTGGTATCCTATAATCATAGGACAAAGATGTCCATACAAAGACCCAGATATTGGAATTACTCTCGATGATATTCTTCTCGGTAATTCTACATTCACAGACAAAGGATTCACGACAGGTGATGTAGCACTTCAAGTTGCTTATGGTAACAGACCATGCTGGACTCCGAGACCTACGAGTTATACAAACTGGACAAGCTGGTGGTCAAACGATGAAAGAAAATATTGGAAGACAGTGGCATGGAGATTGAAACCAATTGTCCCATTGAAATTTATAATGACATCTCCATATTTTTATGATTATGTTATTATTGCAGCACTTCAAAACGGTGGAATAGAAGACAAATGGGGAAATCCAGTGAATTACAATGCAGCTCAAAGACTTTGGTTTTTCAACGAGTACAAGAGCATGTGTGGTGTAGAGACCACAGATATAAACCTTGCTTACGATGCACTTATGAATAAACGGTCATGTGGAGGAGGTGCACCAAATGAGTCGAATAAAAATTATCTCAAACGTGTGTGTCCGAGTAGTGTGTATAATGATGGATTGTTCAATGTCTACAATTACACTCAATCAAATATTGACGCAGCAGCATTCAATGTCATGTCAAAGAATGGTGAATGTTCAAAACCACTTTTCATCACCGATGAAGAGGTTTCATATTGGAAAACCCAAGCGACACAAAAGTGTGGTGATGGGTCGAGAACGAATGTTGAGAATTTCACATCCGCCACTGGGACGTGTAAGTCGAATGCACCACCGTGGAACGCGGATGATTTCAACTACTGGGTCGGAAAGGCACAAGCCATATGTCCATTTGTCACAAATGACTGGACACAGGCTGATGTGTACAAGGTGATTACAGATGTAAAATGTTTATTGCGTAATCCAAGCACATCGACGTGGTCAGTTGACGAGAAGGTGTTCTGGTCGAATATACTGAAGAATAATTGTCCATATGTAGATACAATTATAGATGGATTCACAAATGACCAAATATATTATGGTATTACGAATAAGAAATGTTCAGTCACAGGTTCGTGGTCCGATGCTACACGGAATCAATTTATTCAAAAACTCGTCGATAAAAAATGTACAACCTTGGATTTGTATAACGCAAACAAGGGTCGCTGGACAGACCAGAATATATATGATGCAGTGGTCGGAACCTGCCCTGTGGAAAATCCTGATTCATGGAATGATGCTGAAAAAATCATATGGAAGAATATCGCTAAACAAAAGTGTGGATTTAACCAAGACCCAGAATTTTGGAAGAATTGGGCATGGACACCTAATTATGGGCCTGTAAGTATTCCTATTGACAATGTACCCAACCAAAAGATTTATCAAATTGCAACAAATACAATATGTCCATCACAGAGACCGAATGAATATGCTTGGTCAGAACAAGAGCGAAACTATTGGAAGACTGCGGCTCGTTCATATTGTCCGTCAAATTGGGATTCATCTGGAAATATCAAGGGATGGGACGACATGGCACAGATGAATATTGTATACCCATACCAAGACGATGCGATATATAATGCAGCTGTGTACGGGTGTCCACCATTGTATCAAACAGTAACACCATCTGTGCAAAGCACTGAATATACTCTTGCGTTGACCGGTATACGATGGTACAGAAATCTGAATGGGTACGGTTTTGAACTGGACGAGTCGGACACGTCTTCAGCTATTTTCCTTGCGGTTATTCAGATAGTTGAATACTTTAGAATTTCAAACATACGTGAATTGACTGGGGTTGTAGTAGATCTGTCACCCACGTACCAAACATTACACCATTCTTCGATACAAATTGAAAATGGTCCGAATTCGACATTCGTATACACAGATAATATGTTTAGATACGGTTCAAATAGAATCGGGGACTTTACATTGTGTACACAGGATTTCAACCTCTTTCTCTCAATTGTTAAGATTATATACGGAATTGGAAATTCTGACGTGAACGGACAGGTGTGTTCCATTATTAAAGAGTACATAACACAAAATCCAACACTCTCTGCACCATCTTGGTGTACACAGAGTTCAACTATTGCTAATATTCCAGACATACCCAGCTCTTCAAGTGGTTCAAATATCATTATAATTGGCCCAGACACAGTAGGACCGAGTGTATATAATAATTGGGTGCAGGGAGACCCAATTTTATCTGGTCTAGGAGTATATACACTGACTGATAAGTTTGCAGATGGAAGAAATAAAGAACAAGTAGAAAATTCAACTATACGACAAGCAATAGGAATTAATAGAGAAGCTATTTTGTTTACATCAACTCAATTTGTGTATTTTTACGCAAAAAACTCTTTTGATGGAGTTTTGAATAAACTCACAAGGGAGGTATACACGTATGAAATGTCAATACAACGGGGTTCATCGGGTTCACGAAGTATTCGTATACCAAGTAAACCTGAGTGGGATGTGTACAAATATAATGGGTCAATTCCAGTGACGAGTATAGCACACAGGAATGATGTATATACACGTTCTGATGAAGATTTCATAGACATGACTGGGAAATGCTTTACCGGTGTGTACAATGGATACACTATTCAATACATGATGACTGGGCGAATGACAGCTCGTATAGATTTCATCGGAACCTCAAAGTCATATTCTGGATTGTATTACACGTGTTTTACGGACACACTCGTTATAACTGGGTTGAAAATCAAAGATGGTGCACGTGAGTTTATGACGGAAGAGCTTTTCACTCTTGATGGTTCAGGTGGTATTCGTTCATCAAATGGAACTCTTTATAATCCGTGTACAAGCACTTCAGGAAACGTTTCTGAAGTATTACGTCCATTCCCACCAATTACAGACCCGTTTTGGACCGATCCAAATTATGGAGTCCCAAGTACCGGTACACAAACTGCCCAGTCTGGAACCCTGATTGGTCTCAATACACAGGGGAAGATTATAGTCGGAACAGTAGGTGGTGCAGGTATATTAATCGGGTGTTATGTACTCGCAATGGCGTGGTTGAAAAATAGAAATCCAGATGGGGTGAAACCACAAAAACCCATTGGTTCAATAAGTTCACCAAATGGTATACCATCCAAGTCACCATCTGGTTCAAAATATGTATTCCCAGAGTCTGGAAAGAAACTTCCATCAGACATTCCATCAAATCCAATAGACCTCATATTCCCATCAGAGATTCTTGCAAAACCGAGACGAGCATGGCGCATTGGTGACTTGGCGACATTTTTGCAATCACCGGTGAAACATCACCCAATCACAGAAGCACTCTCAAAGGCAAGAATTCAATCCACCATAAGCGGAGCGTTCAATAAGGGTGGAGTTTACGAAGGAGTGAACAGAGGATTGCAGAGAGCGCGTGTATATGAAATTCCAAGAACGGGTTCTGTAAACCCATCGGACGTACTCGTGGTGATGGAGGACACAACACCATTCACCGGGGGGGCAAAGAATCCATTTGGTCCAGGTATCGAACCACCAGCAAATCTAGACGATGTCCTAGAGATTATGAAAAAGGGGCCAGTCACAGAAGCAGTCGAAGATGCAGCACGTTTATCAGCCCTGACAAAAGAACAGAAGATTGCTATCGCATCAGAAAGATTGATTGCACGAGGTGTTCCGAGAGCAACAGTATCCGCCGCAGCGAGTGCAGCGACACGCTCTGAAGCGGCAGCTGCCCGATTCACCATGGGTGCAGCTTCTGCTGGTTTCACCGTCGTAACATTAGCAGTCATGGTGGCACAAGAAGTTACAGGAAAACGGTCAATGTCTGAATTCATTTCAGATGATGAACGCAAAAGACTTCAGGCCAATTACCCCGGACTAACCGCTGTGTATGACGGACTTTCAATAATTATTGAAGTGGCAAATGCAAATCCAATAGGAATATATAATAGTGTATTACAATTCGGAAAAGCTACAGGTGTAAAGATGTCAAAAGCAAATGCAATTACATTCATAGATAAAATAACAACAATCGGAGGTACAACTGGAGGTAGGACTGGTTCGGTGGGTGGGTGGATCAGTGCCTTTTCTTATTAGCGGTGATATAATAATGACACCACCAGTCTTTGATGCCTACAGGGAATCCAGGCTATCATTTAAAGAACCATTCCCACTCACAAAGTGGATTCTTATCACTATTGTGATTCTATGTATACTTTTTTGTTTTACAAAGACTTCTTCAACTTCTGAATCATCTTCTGCTTAAGTGTCCCGTAAAAGTCTCCAATCTTCAGTGTGTCAATGTCAGTCCTCGACAAGTTGAGCACATTCTCACCCTTCTCGGCGTATTTTCGCAAGACATTCACCGTGTCCACATCAACCATGAGTTCACTCAATCTCTTCTGCTTCATGCACCCATTCAGATACTTTGTCCATATCGACGCGTTGTTCCTCGTTCTGGACTTGCCATTCACGATGGAACACGGGATACAATATGCAAAAAAGCTAAAATAGTTGTACAAGTCCCAATTTCCCTTGTACATCTCCATATCAATGTGATTCGCCCATCCGAGAGCATCCAACGACTCGGCAATCTTCTCCATAGGAATGTCAGCGTGAATCACATTCTCATGAATGAGACCGAGGTTGTTCCCATGTTCACCAACCGTTTTATCAATCATTGATATGTAAGAATTCTTTGGGGTTTCCATATTCTCAAAGATAAACTGTGATGGTGCGTCATAGAATATGTCCATGGGACCATAGAATACCCTTACAAGTTCGGTCTCCTTGTACTCTTTGAATCCATCAAGCTTACATTGGGACAGGAAGATACTCTTCTCACGTGCACGAATAAAGTCCAAATGTTCAGCATTCTCAGAAAACACCCAGAGTGTCTTTGGAACTCGGTCAATAAAGTCCGAGTCACATTCTGTAATGTCAACGGCATCAGGAAAGGTTTCATTGACCCACTTGAATTGCGATTTTCCAAATACACAGAGTGGTCCAGTGTATTGATTTTTTGGATGTACTTTTTTCCCTGTAGTCATAAATCGCTCCATGGAGGATGACGAGTCAGATGGTGATATGACGGCTCAATTGTTTAATATTGTCCTTGATAACCGAATATTCAAAAACATTTTTTATGGGTACCTCCTCTTGAATAGCATCATCGTCCTCCTTCTCGTGTCCATTCTCGTAGTTCACTTAAAAAATATACATCTATAGTCTGTAGATGCCTCTCAGTGTCAAGCTTCTTGTCCCACAAGCAGTCGTTCCAGTTCGCTCAACTCCACAGTCGGCGGGATTTGACCTCTTCAGTTCCGATTCGTACGTGGTTCGTCCAGGTGAGCGTGCCGTTGTATCCACTGGAATTCAGATTGGTCTGCCACCAGGCACATACGGCCGTGTCGCACCGAGGTCTGGTCATGCGATTAAGAACGGACTCGGTGTTGGTGCAGGGGTGGTAGACCCAGATTACCAGGGTGAGCTCAAGGTGGTTCTGTTTAACCACGACACCAGGGAGTCATTTGTAATTAAACCTGGTTATAGGATTGCACAGCTGATTCTTGAAAAGTATGATGCTGATGCGGATGTTGTCGTCACTGATGCCATTGAGTATTCGAATGATGTACGAGGAACCGGGGGATTCGGTTCTACTGGTACTTGTTGATACGTCAACCTCGATAGGGTTTGATGATGTCAAGCCAAACATTGTAGATGCAGTCAACGGATACCTCGATGGACGCACCGGAAAGATTATCTTTTTCAATCACACTGTGTCCGATGTGTACACAAGGAACTCGATACACACAGGACTCTTTGAAATGTCGGGGCATACGAGGCTCTGGGACTCGTTTGGTCAAGTGATTGACATGCACCCGTATAAAAATGTAAACATAGGGGTGTACACGGATGCAAAGGACACGGGGAGTAGACAATATACACAACAGAGGGTGATGTCTCTATTGAAGACACTCCATTGGAATGTCACCTGGCTCAAAGAAACACCGGAAGATGACTTAAAATCTATAATACTATACTGTGTATGATTCAAGCCCTTTCATGGGACGGGAGGGACATTGATGAAAAATATACTGTGACGATATATGGTCGTACAGATACAGGAGATGCTGTGTCTGTAAGAACACATTTCAGACCCTACTTTTTTGCACAGACGAACAACCCAAAGTCCATATGTGACTCGTTTCAACTTATTCGGGCCAAGACGCTTTGGGGATTTACGAATAATGAGTTGCAAACATTTGTCAAGTTTACATGTGATTCACACCAAGAGATGAGAACCCTTGTATGGAGATGCAGGAACAAGAGACTCAATGTGTTTGAGTCAAACGTTGACCCGCTGCTAAGGTTCATGCATAGAACAGGGGTACAATCTACTGGGTGGTTCACTGTAGATGATGAACACGCAGTGGGTGATGGGCCAGGAAGACTCTTTGTTGAAGATTGGGTCAATATCAAACCAGTTCAGAGAGATGACATTGCACCAGTGAGAATCATGTCATTGGATATCGAGACCTACTCGAGTACTGGAAGTTTTCCGGATGCAAAGGTGAAGGATGATGTGCTATTCCAGATTGCAATGACGATGAACACGGGTGAGAAAAAGTGTTTCAGTCTCGGTGAATGTCATGAGGGGAATACAGAGTGTTGTTCAAGTGAGAAGGAATTGCTTGAAAAGTGGTCAAATTACATTATTCAGTCAGACCCTGATGTGATCACAGGGTGGAACATATTTGGTTTTGACTTGGAGTACATCTACAAAAGAATGGTTCTGTGTAAGTGTTCACCAGACACGTTCTGCTTTGGAAAAGACCCGGATATTCCATGTGAGTTGAGAATCAAGGAGTTGTCGAGTGGTGCACTTGGTTCAAATGTTCTGAAAATGGTTCCTATGGTTGGTCGTTATGTCTTTGACCTCTTTCATGTGGTAAAGGCGGAGCACAAGCTCGAGAGTTACTCTCTCAACTTTGTGTCAAAGCATCTGCTGGGTGACACGAAGAATGACATGCCGATTCATGAGATGTTCAAGATGTACAAGGAGGGTCAGGATTTGACACGAGTCGCAGAGTACTGTATCAAGGATACTGAACTTCCTCTCCGAATCATGGAGAAGCTCTGTACGTTCGAGAACCTGATTGAGATGGCTAAGGCCACATGGGTTCCTCTTAATTTCCTGAGTGAGCGTGGTCAGCAGATTAAGGTGTTTTCTCAGTTTATGAAAAAGGCACGCGAACTCAAGTTTATGGTTCCGACATTTTTTGAACAACCCAAGGTTGATGGAAAGTATGAGGGTGCGACTGTACTCGACGCACAGTGTGGGGCATACTACACACCGATTACAGCACTCGACTTTGCCAGTCTGTATCCTAGTATAATGATGGCTCACAATCTGTGTTACTCGACACTGGTCATGGACGAGAAGTATGATAATCTTCCAGGAGTGGTCTATGAGACACATGGTGAGCATAGGTTCGCACAGGGTGTTCCATCTCTGCTCCCAGAGATTCTCAAGGACTTGAAGCAGTTTCGTAAAAAGGCCAAGGCGGATATGAAAGCATACCCAAATCTTTATAACGTGTACAATGGAAAGCAATTGGCATACAAGATTTCGATGAACTCTGTATATGGGTTCACTGGGGCTTCAAAGGGTATGCTTCCATGTGTTCCGATTGCATCCACAGTGACTCTGATTGGGCGAGGTATGATTCAAAAGTCCAAGGAGTATGTCGAGGAACATTTCCCTGGTTCCAAGGTGAGGTACGGAGACAGTGTCATGCCTGGGACTCCGGTACTCACTGAAAATGGACCAGTTCGTATAGAGAGTCTCGGTGAAAAGTGGGTCGAGTATCCTGGGTTTCTGAAGAAGGGCACGGAGAAGGAGCAGTGTGAACTCACATGTGTCAAAGTGTGGACAGCCTCAGGGTGGGCATATGTGAAACGTGTCATCAGACACAAGTGTCATAAGAAGATTTACCGGGTCGTAAGTCACTCTGGTCTCGTGGATGTCACAGAAGACCATTCTCTTCTGAGCCAAACAAAGGAGCTTTTGAAACCAAATGATGTGACGGTCGATACGGAACTTCTTCACGGTTTTCCAAAGCCTTGTAAATTTGTATACAATGAGTGTTATTGTCAAACGAAAGACCAGCTGAAAGCTCAGATGATATACTGTACTTGGCTACACAATGGATATACTCCAGACATCTCCACATGTGGAGAGTTCATCGTAGTCAAACGAGGTATATCACAACGGTACAATTACGTTTCAGTCCTTCATGAAAACTATGATGGGTATGTATATGACCTTGAAACCGAAGATGGGACGTTCCAGGCGGGTGTTGGACAGTTGATTGTAAAGAATACAGACTCTATCATGGTTGAGTTTGACGTTGGTGGTCGCACTGGACGGGATGCAATCGATTACTCTTGGCAGCTCGGGGAACGTGCATCCAAAGAAATTACAGCAATATTCAAGACCCCAAATGAACTCGAACTCGAAAAGGTATACTGTCCATACTTCCTGTACTCAAAGAAGCGATACGCTGCAAAAAAGTGGGAGGGGCCAGTTCCGTGTTCATTCAAAGAGATTGACATCAAAGGACTTCAGGTTATCCGGAGGGACAATTGTCCATTTGTTCGTGAGGTGTGCCAGAATCTGATTGACATGATTCTCGAGAGCTCAAAACCAGAGAGGCCACTCGAGTTTATCGAGGAACAGAAGAAGATGTTGCTCGAGGGTCAGGTGCCCATGGAAAAACTCATACTCTCAAAGCGACTTGCCGATTCGTACAAGAATCAGAATCTGGCTCATGTTGCAGTGAGGAACAAGATGCGAGAGAGGGCACCCGGTTCAGAGCCACAGTCTGGTGACAGAGTACAGTTTGTGATATTGACTCACCCAGATAAGAAGGCTCAGATGTTTAAAAAAGCGGAATCTTACGAGTATGCACGGGATAATAATCTCACACTGGACTATCAATACTACCTCAAGCATCAATTTGAGAATCCAGTCAAGGATTTACTAGAACCACTGGTAGGATGAGTCTCATGAATGAAATTAGCACGATGATTGAAGAGGAGGTTGAACGCCGTGTGAATGCTCGTCTTCAGGCGGTCATTGAGCACATTGCGAACCGATGGGACATTTCAATTTTACAACTGACGAAGGATATTTCCAAATTTGCGGATGCAAAATGTGAACAGTGTCTCGGGTACAACAAAAAGACGAAAAAGAGGTGCAGGAACAAGGCGAAGAATGACGGGTTTTGTCATGCACACAAGTCACAGATGCCTAAACCTGTCCCCAGAATCATACAGGAGGAGCAACACACACATTCTATGCCACCATTGTATATCAAAGGATGTCCAGTATGTGATAAAGCTAAGAATCCATTTGTAATTAATGAGCAAGTCAGAAGTTCTTCTGGAGTCTCTGAAGACATTCTTTTCGACTGATGAAAATCAAAAAATACTCTGCGATATTCTCACGTCACACAAAGGGCCTTCCCTAAGAAAGCTCGAATCGTTCATCACCGTGCAGTCAAAACGTGATAACATCTCTTACACAACGAAAGATGGGCGAAAGTTCACCGTTCACGTCGCGTACAAGTCAAGTCTGAGTGGGTACTCAAAGCGACTCTTTGACCCATTCTGTCGCACGGAACGTATCGAATTCTTAGGTCTCTCAACCACGGTTGCACAGCTCAACTTTATACGCTGGTGCATCACCAATGACATTATAAAGTTTCTCAGTGAACAAACTCAGGGTACTGATACTCCTGTCCATTCTTCGTAGCCTCAATCACATCATCAGTTGGTGGATGTGAATGGAGAATACCCTTTGTGACGACAATATCATTGAGTGCAGAGCCTATAGCGAGTGCCCATGTTCTTTCGTAAGTGATTGCTGGTCTATACCATGGACCAGGGAGTGTGCTCATGAAAAGGTCTTTATTCACCTGAAAGAGGTCAGGCATCACGGAGTAGAATACATCAGTTTCCATCGCACAATTTGTAAACATGGGATAAAATCTCCGTACATTTGCATCAATATTGAGTTGTTTACATGCATATTCGTACATGTACGCATCACTCGTGCCATATGTACTTGTCAACACAAGTTGTTGGTATGTACACCGTGCGATTGTGACACCACGACCCGGATATAATAGTGAATACACCCTATTCAGTGACCCCTTTGTAAATATCATGTCGTTGTGACACACGTAAATGTAATCCGTTTTACAAAGTTTATTGACTGCAATGTGCCAATGTACTCCAGTCTCGTTAAAATGGGACTTGGGCACCATCGTTTTGTCGCACACATGCTTTCTTTGAAGGTTCGGGTTATATATTGGAAGTTCCCACTCGTATACAATCTTCTTAAAGAACTCTTTATCGTAGTCTTTTTCAATATTCTCATTGACACAGAGAAATGTGATGAGGTCAAATTCTTCTTTTGAGAGTTGTTCGTAGTTTCTCTTGTCCAATGTGTCGTGGAAAATCACAAACACAGTGAGGCTCATGTTACTCTAAGCGACTTCTTTTTTTAAACCTGAAGAAGGATGTGACATGGGTATTCTCCATTTCGTCGAGTTTTTCACACACCAGCTGATTCATATGAGAGTAGTACACATTGGCGATGTAGTACCCACGTGATAGTGCTTCGTGTTTCATCGAGTAGATGCAGTGAAAGCATGGTTTCGAAGACCCGAGCTGACCACTCGCCGTGACGCGAATCACGAGAATATTCACCTTGAGTACACGTGTTCTCAATGGGAGTTTGAGGAGGGCATTTCTCTCTGCGTGGTACTGTCCGTTATTTTCACCATAGGCCATGTAGTTTATGATGGTTTCTGAAAATACAGGCCGCGTGCTTAAAAGCCGTCGCGCCACCTGTGCACTTCAACCTCATGTTCAGAAGGTTGTCAACAAGATTCTCCATTTATAAAAAATTCTCTGTATTTTATAAATGGCTTCTCGTGCTGCCGTCATGCATCATAATGCATCGGAGACCGAAACTGGTATAACTCGTAATAATCTCAAGTACAACAAGAATGGTGAGATTGTATCCAAGGCGAAGCACAATGCGGGTAAGAAGAGTCCGTGGTCAATTGCTATCAAGCGTGCATACAAGGAGCTCGGTCTCACCGGGTTCGTACCGGTGACAAAGGGCTCTCCTCTCTATGAGCTCGCCAAGTCCTACATGTAATTTAAATTTTTTGAATCTTATCAACTCGTATAGCTTCTGGCAGTTTCACTTTCTCCTTGTTATTGAGCCCCTTGCAGTTGTGAAGTTCACATTGAATGTGCTTCGGACACCAATACAGTTCACACCTCTTGCACTTGATTGTCATGACAAAACAATGACGGTGCATCCCGCACATTTCCATTTTAAAATAATGAGCGTATTATTTTAAAATGAAGGTGATGACGTGGAGAGTACGAAAAGTGGTGAAACCAGTCATCAAGACTATAGGGAAGACTATTGTGCCATACACCATATATGTGACTGCCACGGAGCATCACCCACCGGACATGTTCAAGTTTGTGGCTGACACAACATGTGTTGAGACAATTTCACTCGTCTTAAAAACTTCACTCATGTTCATTGTAAAATGAGAAATGAGTTGTTCTCATTCACACAGACGTTCTTGACTCAATCTCCAAGTGAACATGTGTACTACACTTGGAAATGGGTTCGGACGGGTGAGGATCATAACACAGTGAGTCCGACATTCAAGAATTTATGGAATGTGTGTAACGTGTATGACTGGATTGAGTTTCGTACAACGTTTGAACACGATTTCATTGAACTCTCGAAAGATTATGAAAGGGTGTACTCGTCTTTCAGGGAGAATATTATAAAACAACTCACGGATGTTCTTGATGCTGCATCTGCAGACCTCCGAATCTCCGGAATACTCCTGGATACGATTCAAATGATTAAAAATGTTTGAGAATCGTAAGATGTTCAAAGTCACTGACATTCCGGAGAATACAAATGAAGAGTTTATTCCAATTCCAGTTCTTCGAACAAACAATATGGTTTTCACAAGTGAAAATATTGACGTATTCCAAATATACAAGGATGTCTTTACAACAACATCTCTTCCAGAAACTCCAGGGAATCAAGTGACTGTCATAAAGCAGGTGTTTGTTCCATCTTCGCCAGTTGTTGTACGGCAGGTACATATTACACCAGATTCTGAGACGAGTATTTTTGTGCGAGCTGGGTTTTCTCAGCCATGTTCAGTGTCATTGTACTATCATAATAAGAATGCGGGGAGTGATACTGAAATTTTTCTTTTAAACACGAATTCGACAGACTGTGACAATGGAATCACAGTACCAGGACTCATATTGGACATTGGAAACACATACATTCTTCAGTTTAAAATTGGTCAAGTCAGACTTCCAGTCGATTATGGAAATGAGTTTACTGTGAGAAATATTGTTTCAAATTTGACCCTCTTTTCTGTGTCCCTTACGAGTATCACTGTGTCAGCCCTTTTTAACTTCAATGCACAAAATGTTGATGTGTACTACAACACATCCAACACATTTACAGATTCTATATTCCTTGGGACACTCACAACTGGTCAATTGAACACAGGGTATATGTTTAATGGTTTGGATCTGAATGGAGCACAGATGTATTATGTATTCTTCGTGTATCAATATCTTCTCGATATCGTAAAAGGAAACAATTCAGCAATCACATCTCTGACAATATCTGGAGTCACGTTGAATTACACGAATGTTGGGTTGTATGTGTATGGTGTGCTCAACTTTACTGGGAATGTTCAGGTGTACTTGAATGGGTCGTTTCTTGCAAATGCTTCATACCAAGACTTGGCACAAGGGAAGATTTTTACAAATGCTCAACTCATCGGGGGTCAAACATACACAGTGACATTCAAATACACAGATGGGTCTGATGTTCAAATCATAACCGGAACCAATAGTATCACTATCCCATATGAGTGTGTCACTGTGTCAATATCTCAAGTATCAGCTGTATCATTCACCGTGGATGCAACTTTCAATTTCATATCAACGGATGTATATGTGTTCTTGGGAAATACAAACCTTGGAACTCAATCCACTGCACAACTCTTTAACGGTGCAACATTCTCTGGGTTATCATTATCAGCTGGACAATATCAAGTCTCATTCAGGTACCCAACATCTGGTGATACAATGACACTCCTCTCTGGAAACCCTACTGTCACCGTTCCAAATCAAATATTCTCCATTACGAGCATTACATCAAATACAGTGTCCATCACAGTGACTGGAACACCAAATTATAATGGGAGTGTCACAGTTTCATGTAATGGTGGAGTGGGTACTCTCGGTACAATAACTACGGCACAACTTATATCTGGGCACACATTCAGTGGTCTCAACCTCACCGGTGGTCAAGTGTACACACTCGGTTTCAGTGTCTCCGTGCTCTCTGGGTCGCTCACAACTACGTGCCCAAATGAGATTACAGACATCCAAAGTATCACGATTGATAATACGAGTATAACAGTCCAAGCAACCACCAACTTCTCGGGGTCTGTGTTAGTCAGTTACAACACCACAAATACTCCATCTGGTGCGACAACTCTCGGAACCATCACCAAAG